GCGCCTGCGGGATGAGGCGACCAAGCGGCTTGAAGGCGTACGCGGAAACCTGCAGAGATTCGCTAATGCATGGAAGCAGAATTGGCTGGCGATCACCGCGGCCATTACGGCCAGCATCATGGCGCTTCGCAAGGCGTGGGATCTCATGGAAATGGGCGCCAAGGCCCAGCAGATCGAGCAGAGTTTCAGCCGCATGGCCGAGAGTGTCGGCATAGATGCGCAAAAGATGCGGCAGTCGATCATGGAGGCTTCCAAAGAAACGGTCAATTTTTCGAACGTCGCGGATAAGGTTTCGGCGCTCATGGCGCAGGGCCTGAGCATGGATCAGGTTACAGCGCTTATGAAACAGGCGCGGGCCGAAGCGCGGATATTCGGTACTACGACCGAAGAGGCGTTTGCGAACATTTCAAGCGCGGTCACCGGCGGGCTGGTCACCACATTGAGGCGGTCGTACGGACTTCAATTGTCGCTTAAAGACGCGGCAGAGGAATACGCCAAGGCGACCGGCAAGACCGTTGAGCAGGTTCAGAAATATCACATGGCGCAGGCTTTGGCCAACCATATCCTTGCGCAGAGCAAATCGCATCTTGAAGCGGTGAATCTTGAAATGATGACCAGCTACGAAAAGGTGCAGATGCTCAAATCCCAGTGGAACGATTTTATGGAAAAGGCAGGGCAGGCGCTCTGGCAGGTGCTCGGATTTCTGCAGGGATTTGCCAATCATCTGGTGGCGGGTGTTTTCACGATCCTTGAGTACGGCGCGGGCGCGGTCAAAGGTTTCATTCAGGGCATAACGAATGCCTTAAACGGGCTCTTGGGTTTCGCGGTCGACTTCTTTCAGGCGCTCATGGTTCCGCTTATCAAGTTTTATGACCTTTTGGGAAAACTTCCCGGCAGTGTCGGAGAAACATACCGGCAGGCGTCTGCCGAGGTAGAGAAGTTTTCGCAGTCGCTTGAAGAGAACAAAATCCAGTTCAACGTTGAGGGCCTTACTCAAGGCCTTGAAGAGGCGCGTACGGCGTTCAATCTGGCCGCGCAGGAAAGCGCGCGGGACGCGATGAAGCAGTATGACCTTGTGTTTGCCAAGGTCAAGGATACCGGCGACAAGACAGCGGAGATTTTGAAGAACGTGGCGAAGGATGTGGGAAAAAGCGCGGAAGCGGCCGCTCAGCAGTTTAACGTCATGGAAGAGTTTGCCAAGCAGTCGGCGCATAACATGCAGAACGCGTTTTCGCAGTTTTTCTTCAAGGCGTTTACGGGTGAACTTCGCAGTGTCAAAGAGGTGTTCGCGGATTTCGGCAGGGCGGTTCTGCAGATGATCTCGAACATCTTGGCGAAGCTGTTGCTCATAAAGATATTTACCGCGATGGCTGGCGCGGGCGGCACGATCTTCGGTGTGCCGGTGGCGAGTTTGTTTCATAGCGGAGGAACGGTCGAAAAGCGCAACCGGGCGTTTATCCGGGCGCATTCGGGTCTTGCGCCGGATGAGGTGCCGATCATCGCGCAAACGGGCGAAGGCGTGCTTTCTCGCAGGGGAATGCGGGCGGTGGGCGGGTCAGACAATCTGCGCGCGCTTAACCGAGGGGAATCGCTAGATAGCGGAGGCGTCACGATCAACGTCAATCAGGTGATTCAGGCGTGGGACGCGCAGGATGTTTGGCGTAACCGCAAGATGCTCTCCAATGCTATAGCCGACGACATTTACAACAACGGGAAGATCCGTTCGGTGATCAGGAGCTACGCATGAGTGATTTTGCCTATTTACCGGATTTTGTTTTCGAAGAAACGCTGGAATACAAGACGCTCGTTTCAGAGTTTGAAAGCGGGGTTGAACAGCGCAGGCGCAAGTGGGCGGCGCCGTTACGCAAATGGCGGCTCCGATTCTCCAACCGGACAAAGGCGGACATGGAGCTGGTGCGGAATTTCTTTTCCGCGAAGTACGGCGCGTTTATGGCGTTCACATGGACAAATCCAAACGACGGCGCCGAATACACGGTGAGGTTTTCCGACGACAGTTTTAAATTCACGATGAAGGCGTACGAGGTGTACGACTTCGAATTCGATTTTATAGAGGTGAAGTGATGCCCAGAGATGTCAGCCCCTCATTTATTAACGAGAAATCCAAGCAGGAAAATGCGCCCATCTTTTTATACGTCCTCGAAAAGTACGACGCCATTAATGATTTGAGGATCGCGGGGTTTGATCGGGACGTGACGTATCAGGGAGATGTGTATTCGAAGTTCCCGGTCACGCATGAGTTCATCGGCGAAAACAATCAGGGGCAGATCGATCAGGTCAAGGTGAGGCTGGCGAACGTATCGCGGTTTGTTCAGCTTTATTTGGAGCAGTTTGATCTGCGTGGGAAGAAGGTCACGATTCGCATGGTGTGGGCCGACCAGCTGGCGGATCCGGACGCGCATATGGATGACGTCTTCTATATCGACAGCTATACGGCAGACCAGAAAAACGTGGAGTTTACCTTGACCGGCAAGTTCGATGTTCTGGGTGTTGATCTGCCCGCGCGCAGGTACGCGCGAAATTACTGCGCGTGGAAGTTCAAGTCGGTCGAATGCGGTTATATCGGAGGAGAGGTTTCATGCAACAAAACCAAACAGCGGTGCAAGGTGCTGGAGAATTATCACCGGTTCGGGGCGTTTCCGTCCGTGCCGACGCGCCGGATTTACGTGATGTAGAAAAGACGATCATCGGGAAGTATCTCGGGATCCCATACCGTCACCGGGGCCGGACGATGGACGGTCTGGATTGCTGGGGATTTCTAAAACTCGTCTATGCGGATCTGGGTTACAGGCTTTTCGATATCGAGGATCTGGAATACAGCAAGGTGTGGGGATTAAGCGGGAAGGATTATTTCAAGGAGCATTACGGCCATGATTGGGATCGTGTCGAAATGCCGCAGGTTTTGGACGGAGTGTTGTTCGTTAATTCGAGAGACGTGGCAAACCATGCAGGGATCGTTCTTTCGAAAAGGCGTTTTATCCATTGTTGCCGTCAGGGTGTCGTGGTGTCGCGACTCGATGATGTGTCTTGGAAAACAAAAACAGAAGGTTATTACAGGTTAAAAAATGATATCCGTTCGTAACATCGACAATCCGTTCAAGCCGGAAGAAGCGCAGGTTCTGGAGTTCACCTATTCCAGAAGCAAATCCGTGCGCGAATATCTCGATAATTCCGGCTTTGACTATAAAGACAAGCGGGTCATCGTTACCGGAAAGCGGATCGAAGATCTTGATTCGCGCGCTGAAGAAGGCGACGAGATCGTGGTCGCGCCGGAAGTCAAAGCACCGGTTGTAGCCGTTGTCTCGTTCATCATCTCGGCAGTTTGGGCGGCCGCCGTGGCGCATCCGTTTCTTTTCACGTTCTTTGTGCTTTCCATGGGCTATTCGATTTATCAGTACATGAATCAGCCGAAGATGCCGGATTTCAATCTCGGCTCAAGCGGCATCGATGAGGGATCGCCTACTTACGGCTGGGACGGCGTGCAGACGATTCAGGAGGTCGGTGTGCCGGTCGCGGTGGTTTACGGCGAGCACCGGGTCGGCGGGAATATCATCAATCAGTTTCTCTGGGAAGACGGGGATAAACATTATTTGAACGTGCTTCTGGCAATTTGCGAAGGTGAGATCGAATCGATAGAGAGCATCGAGCTTAATAATAATCCAATCGACAATTTCGAAGGCGTCGCGGTCAGCAAGCGGTTTGGCACGAATTATCAGAGCATGATCCCGAATTTCGAGGATCTGCATAATGTTTATCCGGTCAGCGCCAACCTCACGCAAAACAATCCCTCCATTTACACCACGGTCGACGCGGATGTCGAAGCGTTCGAGATCCACCTGCGGCTTAATAACGGTCTGTATCAGCAGAATTCCAGTTCCGGGGATATCCAGAGCTGGAGCGTTACCTACCGTGTTGAATATAAAGAGCATTCTTCCGGGATTTATATCGATCTCGGGGAGACGACGATTTCGGCGCAGTCGCGTTCATCGGTGAGGCGCGTGTTCCGTAAGGCAGGGCTCACCCCGGGGCAGTACGACATCCGTATCACGCGCACAAGCGAGGACAGTTCGCTTCAGCCGTTGAAGCAGGGGGATCTTCTGTTGTTTCAGATCGATGAGATCAAAACAGATGATTTGAGCTATCCGAACACCGCGCTTTTAGGGCTTCAGCTTTTGGCGACTGATCAGCTTTCAGGATCGATGCCGAACATCACATCGGTTGTTAAAGGTAGGAAGGTTTCTGTACCGGATGTCAGAAACGGCACGGATCCGGTTGCTTGGGATGATTATTACTGGGACGGGGCAGATTATCGTCTGCTTGCAGATGACACTTTGCTTTCATGGGACGGGGTGACGTTTGCAGAAAAGTATTCGGCGAACCCTGTCTGGTGTCTGAGGGATTTTATTATCAGCAATCGTTTCGGGCTGGGCGAGTTTATTTCATCCGGAAATCTGGATAACGCTTCGCTTCTTGAGATGTCGCAGTATTGCGAAGAGAAAGTTGCGGACGGTCAGGGCGGCTACGAGAAACGGTTCCGAATGGATGTGGTTATCGACAGTAACAATAGGGCCCTCGATGTTCTGATTCAATTGTGCGCTACGTTCAACGCCATGCCGGTCTACAGCGCGGGCGGTTTGGCATTCAAGATCGACAAGATCACGAATCCGACCCAGTTGTTCGGCATGGGCAATATCGTCAAGGACACGTTTGCGCAGAGCTGGAAGACGATGAAAGAGGTGCCCAATGTGATCGAGGTTCAGTTCACCGACAAAGAGAAAAACTATCAGCAGGAAACGATAGCGTATATCGATGAGGAATCGCTGGCTTCCGGTGAGCCGATGCGTAAAAGCCAGATCCGGCTTTTTACGACTGGCGCAAGCTACGCGATCCGCGCGGCGCGTTACGCGTTAAAGGTGGCGCGGTATATCAACCGTTCGGTCACGTTTAAGGCAGGGATTGATGCGATTGCCTGTCAGGCAGGGGATATTATTTCGATATCGCACGACGTTCCGCAGTGGGGTTTTTCCGGCCGGGTGCAGGAAGGCAGTACGGCCGTTCTGGTTAAATTAGACCGTTCAATGGTCATCGAGGACGGCAAGTCTTACAAGATTCAGGTTCGCTTTACGGACGATACAATCGAGGAGCGGCTTATCACATCGCCGACCGGCACGCATACGGAGGTTTCGTGCGAGGCGTTCCCGCAGGACCCGCAGGCTTTTGATGTTTACGCGATAGGCGAAACAAGCAAGGTCAAAAAAGATTTCAGGGTTGTGGCGATCCAGCGGGAAGGCAAAAGCGAGGTGCAGATATCGGCGCTGGAGTATAACGAGGCCGTTTACGACGATTCGGACATTATCCTGCCGCAAAATAATTACTCATCGTTATCGAGCGAGATTCCGGCAGTCAATAACCTCAGTTTGACCGAGTCGCTGGTTAAGAAAACCGACGGGACAATCGAGAATGCGATCGATGTCTGGTTCGACCGTCCGGCTTACGTGGATCATTTCGTCAAATCGTACGCCAAGGCAAAAATTTATATCAGCGATGACGGCGGGAAGAGCTGGCGCGACCGCGGGGAAACTACCGGGACGAATTTCCGAATTATTGGAGATATCGTCGATCACCAGACCTACAAGGTCAAGGTCACGTCGCTTGATTCCCTGAATGAAGAAAGTTCTCTTGCATCCGCTCCGGAAAGCGAAATCACTGTTGTGGGAAAATCAGCCCCGCCTTCGGATGTGCCATCGTTTCTGGTTAACCGAAACAGGGACATGTTGTATTTCGGATGGACGCCGATTTCTGATGTGGATGTGTGGGGGTATGAACTTCGGCGCGGCCTTGACTGGGAAAGCGCGGAATTCATTTCGCTTCAGCAGGGGACGCATTATTTGACCAAAGATGTCAAACGCGGTATCGGCCAGCGGTATTGGATCAAGGCGATAGATACGTCCGGCAATTATTCCGTGAACGCGAAAGAGGCTGTTGTCACGATTACCGAGATTCCCTTCAGAAATATTATCGCGGAGTATCAGGAACAGCCGCTTTGGGCAGGCGCGATGAACAACATCGAAAAAGAAGGCGAGTCGATCGTGATCACGGACGGCGTTATGTCCGGAACGTATACGACACCGGTCAGGGATTTCGGGTATGTGGCAAGCGTCCATATCGGGATCGATGTGATCGTTTCGACGTCAT